AGAAAAAGCAAAGACCGATTCTGCAGGTGCGGAACCGATCCCCGCTGAATCCGCCCAGCCGGTTGGCCGCGGTGAGATCCTAACAAAATTCAACCAGGAGAAAGACGGCTCAAAACGAGTCGCACTTCTCCGCAAATTGGGTCTGTAAAAAGACCTAAAGAAATAGGAACCAAAGACCATGGCTAATACACTCGGCACAACCAATGCAAACGTAATCGCGCAACGGGCGTTAGAAATCCTCGTCGCCGATTACAGCTTCCTCCGCTCAGGAGTAACTGATTTTTCGGACGAGGCAGCCAAGTACGGCGCTTCTGTCTTCACGTCACGCCTCAGCGCGCTGACGGCTCAAAACTACAGCCAGAGCACCGGCTACGCGGCCTCTGCTGTGACCCAAGTTGATGTTTCAATAACTTTAGACAAGTTCAAACATGTCTCGTACTCGGTCGACGATCAGGAACGTACCAGCTCGAACGTGAACTTGATCGAGCGTTTCGCAGGTGCGGCCGCTCATGCGATCGGGTTGCAGATGGTGGGCGATTTGCTCACCCTCGTCACCTCGGCCACCTTCACCTCCGCCCTCACAGTTGCTTCCACCGCGTTTAATTATCGCTCGGTGGTTTCTGCAGGTGCAACGCTCAACACGAACAACGCGCCCGTCAATGGTCGCTACTGCGTGTTGGCGCCCTTGTACTACGGTGCGCTGATGAATGATACCACGGTCGTGGCGAATCCTCAGATCACTGGGGACATCGTTCGCGCCGGTGGGATTGGCAAAGTTGCTGGGTTCGATGTGAACCAGTACAGCGCCATTCCTGCTAACGGCATCACCCTCGGCGGATTCTTCGCCCAACAGGAAGCGCTGCTCATCGCGGCCCGCGTGCCCGAAGTGCCCACAGGTGTTCCGATCCCTGGAGATATCTCCATCGTGACGGAACCCCGCACAGGTCTGAGCGTTATGGTTCGTGAGAGCTATAACATCACCCTCGGCACCCTCCAACGCACCTACGCCTTGATCTACGGCGTGAAAGCTGGGGAGCCCAACAGTCTCGTACGTATCAACGGAGCCTAAGTCACTCGGAACGGGCGGTGGTCCACTCGGATCACCGCCCCTTCCACCTAAAGAAATCCTCATTCAATGTCTGAATTTACCGAAGCACTTAAAGAATCGCTCGCCGTTTTGCACGGGCAAACAGGCACCACCGTCACCATCGGATCTAATGCCGTCACCGGCATCCTTTCCACCATCACCCGCAAAGAGAACGTCGAGCTTGGCGGATTCGATCTGGATCTGAATAGCACCTTCACCATCGATATCTCTTCACTAGCCACCGCCCCCACCATCGGCTCTGTCCTGGTGGCGAACTCTGTCTCTTATCGGATCGTCACCGTCGACACCTCCGTCGGCTCCTACCTCCTCGGCCTAAGAGAAAAGTAAGCCCCAGTTATGGCACCCCGAAATCCTCCTAAAATATCGATCTACTGGATCGCAGGCCACGAGGCCCAGTTCATCGGTCGCGCTTTGGCCGCCTTTAAACCATTCTGCCAAGAGATCATAGTCGCACTCGCCCAGGGTAACCGGCCGGACGACGGCACCCGCGAGATCGCTGAGAAAGCAGGCGCCACCGTCATTACCTACCACAACTCCGCCACCGGCGCGGATTGGCCCCACGTCGATAATTTTGCCAATGCCCGCAACTGCGCATTGAATGCGTGTACGGGCGACTACGCCGTCTGGTTTGATTGCGACGATCTACCCGCCACAGACCTCGATAAATGCTTCAGGAGGGCCGTGGAAGCGTTTGAAAAAGATTCAGCCCTCGGGATATACGCAGGCGTCTACGCCGTTTTAAACGCCAAATTAAACCCAGTTAGGGAAAGAATGGTCCGAAGATTGCCGGGTGGCGGTTGGTCCGGCACTTGGCACTATGCAGTCCACGAAGCCCTCCTGCCCATCGCTGGGCTGAAATCCATAGGCGAACAGAACGTCTGGTGCGAACACCACTGCGGCGGCTACAAGCCCAACAGCGCAGATCGTAACCTCCGCATCCTTGGCGGGGAACTCAGCCAGGCGGGTAAGTACGCTTACTACTACCAGCAGGAACTATTCTTAGGGAACAAGCGCAACGAGAGCGGCGTCTGGTCCCGCGTCGCCGCCTACTGGCCTAAGCAGGAACCCACCCTGCAGTACGAAGCCATGTGCAACTACGCGGCCGCCCACCCCGACCGGGATACCCGCATGCGGCTTTATGCCGAGGCCCATCAGCTTCAGCCCGGCCGCCGTGAGGCGCTGTACTACATGGCTCGCGAAGAAGCATCCGTGGGCAGGTGGGGCGCCGTGTACTACATGCTGAAGGCGGCCATGGTCCAGCCCGATCCCGGCATCTCAATCTGGAACTGCCAGCGCTCGATCTACGACTTTGAGTGCATCGACCTCTACCTAGCAGCCGCCCGAATGACGGGCGACATGGCCGAGGTCGAGAAGATCACAACCGCCTGGCGTAAGCAGTGCCCAGTTAAAATTTCCATCCTTCACGCCACCCGCGGCCGCCCGCAGGAAGCGATCAACGCCCGCGTCTTGTGGATGAAAAAAGCATCTAACCCACAGAACATAGAGTGGCTTTTTGCCTGCGATAACGACGACACCACCGCCGCCGTCCTCAAGCCGTGGAATCCAATTATGGGCGATGGCAACTGCGTAGCCGCTTGGAACAGGGCGGCCGATAAAGCCCAAGGGGAAATCCTTATCCAAGCTAGTGACGATTGGGACCCACCCCTCTACTGGGACACGATTGTGACCGAACGCCTGGGCGATCTTAGTAAGCCCAAAGTCTTGGCGATCTCCGACGGGCACCGCACCGACGACCTCCTTTGTATGGCCATTTTAACAAAAGCTCGGCTTATCCAGCAGAGCTCACTTTTTGCGAATGAATACGACGCCTGCTCGGGCATCTTTAGCGATAACGAGTTTAGTCACAGAGCAAAGAAAGACGGCGTCATCGTGTCCGCCATCGATGTTGTCTTCACCCATAACAATCCACTCTTCACGGGTGCACCGCAGGACGCGGAATTTAAAAAGCACAACGCACAGGAAAACTACCTCCTGGGCGAAAAGATATTTAAGGAGCGTAACCCGTGATCCACACCCACAACGGCCTGCGGCTGGGGGATAATCTTATCCAGTTAAACTTCCTGCGCCGTCTTAGCTTGGCCAATCCAGAACTAGAGATCACCCACTACTATAATCCGGGGTATTGCAAAGTAGAGGAGCTAGATCCACTCCGCACAGAACGTATTTTCATACGCCCGATTAGCGAGGCGCCCGCCGAGAGCATCGATTCTTGGCGTAATGCAGGCGGGCACTGGGAACGTCATCCCAAAAAATTAGACTTCGCCCAATTCCATCTTGATTGGTTTGCGGAACTTTCTAGCAGGATGGGGGTAAAGAATCCAATCACCACCGTAGACGATCTTCTCTTTGATTATCCGGCCCTCACAGAAAACGTGGAAAACTTTGATGCCATCGTCATTAATTCACCACCGTTTTCTGGCCAGTTTCAAAACTTCTCGGCTGAGGGATTTATCGATCTTATCCGAATCCTACAAGTGAAGGGGATGCGCGTACTATCCACCGCCCCTGCGGGGATCTGTGCCTGCTCCCAACCGCACGACGTAAGCTGGATCGGCGCCGCCTCTACCACCGCCCAGCTCATCGTCGGCAGCTCCACCGGCCCTAGCTGGCCGTGCTTCAACGTCCACAACCGCGACTCCCTCCACGTCATGTGCCTAGATACAGAAAGCGTCGTGCTTACCCCACGCGGTCGGGTTGCCCGTAGCCCACATCACGCCATTTCTATCCTCGAGGAACTAGGAATCCTATGACCTACAAAGGCCAGCTCACGGCCGCGATGAACTTGCTGACGGCGGATACTGCCACCCGGTTCATCGGGTACGGTGTGAAGATCGGCGGCCGGGCCGCGGGCACCCTTAGCACCGTGCCAGATTGCCAGTTGGTAGAAACTCCCGTGGCCGAGAATCTTATGGTCGGCCTTGCCACTGGGATGAGCCTAGCTGGCCTTAAGCCCATTGTCTTTATTGAGCGGATGGATTTTATTCTTAACGCACTGGACGCGATCGTGAACCACCTTAGCGCCGCCCGTGATATCTCCTGCGGTGATTTTACCCCGGCCGCCATCCTACGCGTCGTCGTCGGTAATAAAACAAAGCCGCTCTACACCGGCCCCACCCACGTCCAAGACTTTACCGACTCCGTGCGGGCCATGGTCAATTTCCCCGTTTTAAAGCTAACCAACCCAGAGGAGATCGTGCCCGCGTACCAGGATGCGCTGGATGCCTTGAGCCTGGGCAGATCCACCATGCTCGTCGAAATGAAGGATCTGCTGTGAAGCAAAACAAGTACAGCGACCTAAAAATCTTTTCGTTCCCAGAAAAGATCGCCAGCTTTCGGGACGATATTATCACCGCTCCGATTTACGTGCGGGTAAAACCCATCAATATCTGCCAGCACGCTTGCCGTTTCTGCACCTACTCGGACGGCTCCACTCGCAAGAAGGATCGGCCAGACCTGCATCTCCAATCAGGCATGCACACCGCCATGAACGAAAAAGACACGATGCCCAAAGAAAAAGCCCTTCAGCTTATGGACGATCTGGGCGCCATCGGTACCAAGGCCATCACCTTCTCGGGCGGTGGCGAACCGCTACTGCATAAAGATATTGCCGTCATTATGGGCCGCGCAATCGAGGCCGGTCTGGATCTGTCTATGATTACAAACGGCCAAAGCATGTCCGGCCTGCGGGCGGAACTATTAGGCCAGGCAAAGTGGGTGCGGGTATCGATGGACTACACCAGCTCCGAACAGATGGTCGCTAGTCGCAACGTGCCGGAGTCTTGGTTCGACGGCGTCATCACTAACCTAGAGCAATTCGCCACCACCAAAACCCAGTCGTGTGATCTGGGTGTAAATTTCATAATTACAAACTACAACTACGAGGGGCTAGTCCCTTTTGCAAAGCGGCTCAAAGATATTGGCGTTGAAAACGTCCGCTTCTCACCCGTCTACGTGCAGAACTTTAAAGAGTACCACACCCCCATCGCCACCCGTGTGCGCGAACAACTGGCCGAGTGCCAATCCTTTTGCGATTCAGACTTTACCATTAACACCACCTACGATCTGGATAGTCCCAGCAAATCTCCTCTGCGCCCGTTCCACCGTTGCCTCTACGCTCAGGCCGCCTGCGTCGTCGGTGCGGATCTGGATATCTACGCCTGCCATAACACCGCCTACAGCAACCACGGCCGGATCGCCTCTATGAAAAACCAAAGCTTTGCCGAGGCATGGTTCAGCGAAGAGGCGCGGGCATGGCATAAAAACTTTAACCCAGGGGTGAGCTGCCAACACGAGTGCGCTAACCACGCCAAAGTCGCGCTGTTTGAAAAACTAGCCACCGATAGCCATGACGCTTTCGTCTAAGAATGAAAACTAAAAGCGAGCTGATCGGCTTTGAGCTACGGATCAAAGATATCTTTGAGCAGGGTAAACTGCCTTACCTCCTACACCTATGCGGGGGGAACGAAGACCAGCTAATCGATATCTTTAAAAACATTTCACCAGGGGATTGGATCTTCTCTAGCCACCGTTCCCACTACCACTACCTACTGGCAGGCGGAGATCCCGCCGTGCTCGAGCAGATGATCAGAGACGGCCGGAGCATGTTCGTCTTTGACCGTAAATTGAACTTTTACACATCCAGCATCCTTGCGGGCACCTGCGGGATCGCGGCCGGCGTAGCCGCTTCACTTAAAGAGATGGGCAGTGGTAGACGCGTCTGGTGCTTCCTGGGTGATGGGGCAGAGGACGAGGGACACTTTTACGAGGCGGTAAACTACGTCGATGGGAAGGATCTACCCTGCACCTTTATCATCGAGGACAACGATCGATCTGTGGATACGTCTAAAGCCCAGCGGGGCAGGGGTCGCATCCAGTGGCCTGACTGCGTAAGGCGCTACCACTACACCCCCACCTACCCACACGGCGGGGCAGGGTGCAAAACCATGGTCACCTTCGATCCAGAGATCCGTCCCATCTGGTGACAAGGTAGCGAATATATGCCCGCCGTCACC